TATTAATGATCATGGATACAAATCTGGTGAAATTATCCAATATTCATATAATGTTGATCAAATTACGGGAATTAATTCAAATACAAATTATATCGTTACTGAAGTTGATGAAAATAACTTTAAATTGTCCAGTGTAGGAGTTGGAACCACTACTAAATTCCTATATTATGAAACAGAGCAATATATTGATTTTTCTGTTGCTGGTTTAGGTACTGGAACTCATACTTTTAACTATGAACCTATTACAGTATCTCTTACAGGAGATATAGGAGTTGCTACGGCTACTGGTCAAGATTTTAGAGCAAAACTTCAACCTTTATTTAAAGGATCTATTGAGTCCGTTCAAGTAACAAATGAAGGTTCCCAATATGGATCGGCTGACATTATAAATTATGATCGTCAACCTTTAATGACTCTTAATAGTGGATCAGGTGCTGAAATTACTGCCATTATTAATAATGGTAGAATAGTTGAGGCAGTCGTAGATAATCAAGGTGATGGATATAATGCACCTCCAAATTTAGTTGTTTCAGGCACAGGATATAATTGTAAATTAGTTCCTATTATAAAAGATGGAAAGATTACAAGAGTAAGAATAGATAATCCAGGAATTGGATATACAGGTTCTGTAGGAGTAGGAGTAACTGTTGATGATTCTAATGGAAAATTACGAGCTAAAATTCAAACATGGTCTGTTAATTTATTCCAAAAATATGTAGATATTATTTCTGATGATGATGGGATTTTAGTAGCATCTGAAAACTCAGAACTAGGTATTGAATATACTCATTTATATGCTCCTCGTAAATTAAGAGAATCTTTATATGTTAGAGATAATGATAATAATATAAAATATGGATTATTAGATTTACAAAAAGTTGATGGAGAAGAAGTATCTGCTTCTTTCCATTCTCCTATTATTGGATGGGCTTATGATGGAAATCCAATTTATGGTCCTTATGGATATAGTGAAAGAACAGGTGGATTTATTAAAGCAATGGAATCTGGTTATAGTCCAGTAGATTCTTCTAATCGTCCTTCTTTATCAATTTTCCCACAAGGATTTTTTGTTGAAGATTTTGAATTTGATAATTCTGGGGATTTGGATGAGCATAATGGTCGTTTTTGTGTTACCCCAGATTATCCTGACGGTGTTTATGCATATTTTGCAACTATTAATCCTACCATAATTCAAAATTCTGGTCCTTTTAATAAGTATAGAATGCCAGAATTTCCTTATTTGATTGGAAATTCATTTAAGTCAGAACCTAATAGTTTTAATTATAATAAAACGATTAATCAGCAGTCTTATGATTTTAATAATACTGAATGGTTTAGGAATACCACTCCATATTCCCTAACCGAACCAAATGCATATTATGATTTTTTAAAGCAACCTAATAAAGAAAAAACTCAATTAATTGATATAAATTTAGTTTCTCATGGAACAATTGATAAAGTTGGAATTCTTACAGGTGGAAATAATTATAAAGTCAATGATTCTATTCATTTTGAAAAAGTAGGAGAAAAACAACAAGCTAAAGCAAAGGTTTCTAAAGTTGGTGGAAAAATAGTTAATAATATTAGTGTTGCTTCAAGTACTATTTCGGATTTAGAGATAGTTCCATTTGATAGTAATGGTGGTTATATAGCCTTTTCTACTTCTCCTCATAATTTTAACAATTTAAATTTAGTTTCTCTATCAGGTTTTAATACATCAGTTAATTATCTAGAAGGAAACTTTAATATAGGAGTAAGAACAGAAAGTATTTTATTAGCAGGAGCAGCAGGGACAAGTGGTGCAACTGGATTAGTTACTTATTTTGGAGTATCAGGATCACTTTCTAATGACCTTCTCTCTATTAGAGAAAATGATATTTTAGGAATTGGAACAGAAACAATAAAAGTTCTTAAAGTTGATAAAGAAAATTCTAGATTAAGGGTTCTTAGAGCTCAAGAAAGTACAGTTAGTAGTGCTCATACTGCAGGAGTTGTAATAACTGAGGATTCTAGGAAATTTACTTTTAATTCATCTCCCGAAAATGAGGTAACATTTGAATTAAATGAAGAAATTTATTTTGAACCAAAAGAATCGTTGGGAATAGGAACTCTTACAGGAGTTGGTATTGGAACTACTATTTCATTTTCTAATCCTGGTGCAGGACTAACTGAAATTTATATACAAACAGAAGCAATTTATCTTCCTAATCATGGGTTGCAAAGTGGAGATGTGGTTAACTATAAGACCAATACAGGAAATCCTATAGGGGTTTCAACTGATGGTATTACTTTATATAATTTACCAACTGATGCTCCTTTATATGTTGCAAGAATTTCTAATGATCTTATCGGAATTCAAACCTTTAGAGTGGGTATTGGAACTACAGGAACTTTCGTAGGTATTGCAAGCACTAGTGTTGATAGAGGATTGTTGAGATTTACTGGTATTGGAACAGGTGTATACCATAGTTTTAAAACAGTAAAAAATAATGTTGTTAATGCAGAAGTTAATAGAAATACAGTTACTGTAGCCACTGCATCTACGCATGGATTGAAATTTAATGATAATGTTACTATGAATGTTCAACCAGGAATAGGAACTACTGTTACAGTTAAATATAATGATTTCAATAGAAGAATAGTATTCAATCCTAAATCATTCGTTGCAGGAAATGTAGATACTAGTAATAATACTATAGAAATTAGTCATCATGGATGGAATACTGGCGACAAGGTAATTCATACTGCTGCATCTTCTTCAGGTGGACTGGAAGATGAAAAAATGTATTATATCTTTAAAGAGTCTACTAACAAAATTAAATTATGTTTAAGTAAATATGAGTCATTACAGTTTGAACCTGAATTTGTTAATATAACTTCAGCTTCTGCTGGAACTTTATCACCCATTAATCCCACTATTAATTCCTATAAAAATCAAAATGTAAGATTTGATCTATCTGATTCATCTTTAGCTGGATTTGTAGGGGTATCTTCTTATCCTGCTTTTGATTTTAATCTTTATACTGATATTGAATTTAAAAATCGTTTTTATTCTACTTCTTCAACTAACACTTTTGAAGTAACTAAATCTGGAAAAGTAGGAGTTACTACAGATGCAGGATTAACTTTATCAGTAAGTAATAAATTACCTGAAACATTATATTATAAATTTACTCCAATCAATAAAACTTTAGTTAGTGAGAGTAAATCGGGAATTGTTATTGATAAAGAAATTAAAGGATATAATCAGTTAGAAGTTAAGGATAGTGTATATTCAGGTACATATGCTGTCACAGGTATTGGTAGTACAACCACATTTGAATATAATCTTTTAACCAGACCTGAAAAATCTTCTTATAGTGAATCACAAAGCAAGTTAGAATATTCTACAGATTCTACTACTGCATATGGTGCAATAGCTGATATTGAATTAAAATATAAGGGAAGTGGATATTCCCGAATAGTAGGAATATCTTCTATCAATACTGGTGTTGGGACTAAAGCAATTTTAGAACCTTCTAGTGAAACTATAGGTAAAATACTTTCAACTGAAATTGAAAATATTGGATTTGATTATTCGGCTGATAATACCATAAGACCTATTGCTAATTTCCCCGAAATATTACAAATTGAATCTTTAACTTCTTTTGAGGAAATTGGGATTAGTTCTGCAGGTAAAAATTACTCTATAGCTCCTAATTTAATTGTTATTGACGGATATACTGGAAAGCAAGTTAGAGATGTAGATTTAAAGTATGAAATCGGTGATCAAAAAGTTACTATTTTACAGAATACTAAGGGGATGTATAATACACCTCCTACTATTATTCCTACGGCAAATGTAAATGGTATTGGTATTAATACCATCACTTATGATTCTACAACTCAAAATGTTACCGTTGGACTAGACACTGCATTTAGTGATTCTTCACCATTTAGCGTGGGTGATAAAGTTCTAATTGAAAATGTAAGTGTTGGTGTAGGCACTACAGGATATGGTTATAATTCTTCTAAGTATGAGTATACTTTATTTACTTTAACCGATGTTAATATTCCTTTAGGAGGACAAGTAGGTTTTGTTACTTATAGTTTGGCTGGACTTCTACCAGAAAATGCATATCCTGGTAATCAAGATGTTTTAAATTCTGCGGGAGTAATTATTCCTCAAAAATATTTCCCTCAATTTGATATTAAATTAATGAAGAATAATTTCATTAAAGGGGAGCAAGTTTCTTCGGGAAATAAACTGGGAGAAGTTGAAAATTGGGATAGTACGAATGAAACTTTAAAAATATCATCTTCTGATGAATTTAATGTTGGTGATTTAATTATAGGTAAAACATCTGAAACTCAAGGAACTATTGATTCTAAAATTAACTTTGAATCTGATATTGAGATAAATGCTGGATCTATAGTTAAAAAAGGATGGCAAAGAGAAACAGGATTCCTGAGTGATAATCTTCAAAGATTACCTGATAATGTTTATTATCAAAATTTCTCATATTCCTTGAAATCTAAAGTTTCTATGGATAAATGGGATGATGCTGTGGATAAATTAAGTCATCCTACAGGATTCTTGAAATTTAGTGATTTATTGATAGAATCTGATTCTAATGAAGCTAGTATTATAGCAAATGATAGTGATTTGTTTATTTTCATAGATTCAATTGGAACTGTAAATATAAATTCATATCCAAGTTTTGATTTGGTTACTGAAAATTCTTTATCTATAAGTGATACGGAAACCTTATCAGATCAAGTCTATTTTAATTCTAGAGTCTTAACAGATTACTATGAATCAGTTGGTAATAGAGTTTTAACTATTGATGATTTTAGTACTACTTTTAATAGTGAACCAAGATCCACTAAATTTTCTGTTGCAGAAGAATTTCCTGTTGATCATGGATCTAAAAAATTCTTTACATTAATAAAAGATGCCACATTTACAGGAGAAAGACAATGTATGTTTGTTTCTCTCTTACAAGATGGTTCTCAAGGTTATTTGAATCAATATGGTCGAGTAGAAACTGTAACAGACCTTGGAAGTTTTGATTTCAATGTTAGTGGTACAAATGGCCAACTCACATTTTATCCTACTAAGTATACTGTCAATAATTACAATGTAAGTACGGTAAGTTTTGATTTAATAGGTCTCAATACAACTGGTATTGGATCTACAACTCTTGGGGATGTAGTAGATATTCGTTCAACACAAACTGCAATAGCTGAAGGAGTTACAACAACTATAGTTGGAATTGCTTCCACATATAGAAGTTCTAAAATTCTTGTGCAGATTAATGCTGATAATGGAATGCTAGAATTTGATGAATTAAACGTGATTCATGATGGTACAACAGTTGATTTATTAGAGTATGGTCAAATAACTACTGATGCTACAGATGCAACAGGTACATCGGGATTAGGAACTTATTCTGCTTCCATGTCTACGGGTCCAATTAATATTGATTTTATTCCTAGAGCAGGTATAGCAGCATCTGTGGATGTATTAGCTATTTCTTTATCTGGTACTGCATCTACTGGTATCGGAACTCAATGGATAGGTGATGGTGTTTTAGATCTTTCTTTTATAGATTCTTCTTATACATCTATTGCTGCTTCAGGTTCTCCTACAGAGAATTTAATTGCTCAATATGACATTAATAATACAGTTGAAACCAATGACCATAATGCTGCTTATTATATCATTAGTGTAGAAGATACTACTAATAATCGTTATGAGATGTCCGAAGTAATTGTGTTGAATGATAGTTCAGAAGCATATATTACTGAGTATGGAAATATTGCTACAGTAGCAGGATTGGGTACAGTGGGAGCTGCAGTTTCTTCCACTTGGACAAATCTTTATTATACACCTAACCCAAGTGTAGATGTACAGGTTCGTGTTTTCCAGATGAGTTTGCAGATAGCTGCAGAAAATGATGCTGTTACTTCTGTTAATAAGATAGATCTTAATAATGCTTCAATTACTGGAGGTTATGGAGAATATGAGGGAACAGAAGTTGATGTTCTTAGAGCATTTAATTTAACTCATGATGGAAGAAATATATTTGCAAGAGAATTTGATGGTAGTGATTCTTCTGTAGTGAACTTAACAGCAAACAGTGTTACTATTCCAGAGCATTTCTTTGTAAGTGGTGAGGAGATTACTTATGCTGCTACTGGTGATAGTAGTCCTATTGGAATTGCCACTACAACTATTACTGGTATTGGAACTACTACTCTTCTTCCTTCTACACTTTATGCTATTAAGGTTGATGAAACTACTCTTAAATTTGCTAAGACTGCAGAAGATGCATTAAAGACTGTTCCTAATGAAATACATTTATCAGCAGTAGGTACGGGTGCAGGGCATACAATAACAGCAAGAAATCAAAATACTAAGTGTTTAGTTGCACTTGATAATGCAATTCAGCAACCTATTGTCTCTACTGCTGTTACTACAGGAATAACAACTCAGATAGGAATTGCAGATGTAACTGTAGCAGTTTCTGGAGTCACATCTTTCTTTGGTGGTGATTTAATTAAAATTGATGATGAGATAATGAAAGTGAATACAGTCGGATATGGAACTACAAATAAATTCTTAGTGGATCGTGCATGGATGGGAACAGGATTAGGAATTCATACTGAAAATGCTCTTGTAACTAAAGTTGAAGGTGATTATAACATTATTGATAATACTATTAATTTTATCACCGCACCTAAAGGCCCTGACCCAATAAGCTCTACAACAAATCAACCTGATGATCGAGATTGGGTAGGAATTACTACATTCTCCACTTTCCAAGGAAGAACCTTTATGAGAGGGGCAGCAGTAAATAGTAGTAATAGACCTTATGCAACTAACCAAGTTTTTGATGATATTTCAGAAAATTTCACTGGTGTTGGAAAAACATTTACTTTACAATCGGATGGATCAAATGCAGTAGGATTCTCTACTAATAATGGAGTTATTCTTATAAACGGAATATTCCAAGGACCGACTGGTGGATTATCTACATATCAAGATTATATTTTATCTGAAGGTTCTGGAATTACTACTATAACATTTACAGGAACCGCAACTTCACTTGCTAGTGATCCTAATAATTCTAATATTCCTGTGGGTGGTGTAGTTGCTTCTGTTGGTTCTACTGGGGGTTTAGGATATCAACCACTTGTAGCTGCTGGTGGAACTGCAATTGTTTCTACTGCTGGTACAGTTTCTTCTATTAGTATTGGTAATAGTGGATCAGGATATAGAGTAGGAGTTCAAACTGTTGTTAATGTTGCTATTCAAACAGGAACTAATGTTCAAACTGAATTGATAGGTATTGGTACTGCTGCAATTACCGATGGTCATATCACAGGAATAGCAATTACAAATAGTCAAGTCATTTATGCACCTAAAGCGATTTATGATGTTGGTTATACATCTACAACTGGTATCACTACCATCACTACAACGACAGCCCACGGTCTTCTAGTAGGGCAAGAAGTTAAATTAGCAGGAATTGCATTCACATGCGATTACCTCCCTGCTGTGGGCGTTCAGAGTGCCGTATACGATAATACTACAGGTATCATGACAGTCACTACATCTAGTGCTCATGGATTGTCTGTAACTGGTAAAGCAAGTGATGTGGTGCTTAGTGGATTAGCCTTTACTTGTGCATTAGATGATGGAGCAGCTACTCATTCATATCCAAGAACTAGTGACCCTGCTTATGGAGGAACCCCTGTTACTGGAGTGGCCAGTGTTACTCAATTTACTATAAATGTAGGTATTTCTACGGTCCCTACATTCTATGCATCTGGTGGTACAATACAACCTGCTTTGATTGCACCTAGAGATATAAACAATTCTGATAGTGGTACTGATCCTGCTGCTAGTGGATCTTTAGTATTGACTGTTGGTAATACTACTTCCTTTACTATTAATAGTGGAATTTCTACACGAGCCCATTTCTACTCTAGAGGGGGAACAGTTAATAGACAAATGGATGTGATAATTGACGAACCACTAGGATATACAAATATTCCTTTAGTTTATAGTTCCGATTCTGTTACAGGTATAGGAACACAAGCTACGGTTGATATTATAGTGGGTCAAGGATCTAGTGTTACTAAGTTTGAAATAAAAAATACTGGATATGGATATCAAGATGATCAAATTTTAACTGTTCCTAAGATGGGAACTACTGGTATTCCTACAGATCCCTCAAAAACTTTTGAAGAATTCCAGATTACTATACAGGATGTTTCTACTGATTCATTTGCTGGTTGGACCTTTGGGCAACTTGAAGTATTAGATAAGATTCAAAGTCAATTTGATGGAGTTAAGAGAACATTTACTCTTGAGAAAGATGGAGATCCAATTACCATTAGAGCAAGAGAAGGATCAAATATTGATGTTCAATCAACTATCCTTGTTTTCCTTAATGATATATTACAAGTTCCTGGAGACGGTTATACTCTTGCTAATGGAAGTATATTGACATTTGCTTCAGCTCCTAAAGGAAGGGAAACTGATGGTTCGTTTGATGGTGACACATGTAAGATTCTATTTTATAAAGGAAGTGGTGATGTTGATGTTACCTATAGAGATATTTTAGAAACTGTGAAAAAGGGAGATACTCTTACTATTGAGGGAGATGCTGATCTTTGTGCTAATTCTTTAAAACAAGATAAGAGATTAGTAAATAAAATTGCTGCTTCTGATGTAGTTAATACAAATGCTTATACAGGTGTAGGTATTAATGGTAATCCTGATTGTAAGAGAACAGTTACATGGACTAAACAGGGAGTTGATAAGATTATTAATGGTCAAGTAATTAGTAAGAGTCGTGAAGAATTAGAAGCATTAATTACTCCTACCACGTTTATTATTCAATCAGTGGGTGTAGGTTCAACTGTTGTATTTGTTGAAAGTGTAAGAACATTCTTTGATGCAAGTAATGAAGATCAAACAACTGCCAAGACTCAAAAGATTTCTATAACTTCTCAAGATAATATTGTAGGGGCTTCTGCAACTGCGGTGGTATCTGCTGCTGGTACAATATCTTCTGTTGTAGTTAGTTCAGGTGGTACAGGATATACTGCTGCTCCTAATGTCATCATTGGTACTCCTGTTGGATTAGGAACCACAACTAGAGCATCTGTTACATCTACTCTTACTGGAGATGCGGTTTCTGCTATCACAGTCACTTCTCCTGGCACGGGATACACTAATACTAATCCTCCAGAGGTTCTTATTACTGTTCCTACTCCAAGTAGAGAAGTCAATGATTCTTCTGCATATGAGGGTGATTTTGGAGAAATTGTAGGAATTGCTACTACTAGTGTAGGAGTTGCTTCTACAGGTATTGTTTTTGATATGTATATTCCTACTAATTCCTTCTTAAGAGATACTAGTATAACAGGTACTGCTGTTACTATAAGTGGTATTCAAACTGGATATTACTTTACGGTATCTAACAGTAATATTGGAAATGGATTAACTTCAATTTATCAGAATGGATCTGTCTTGGGAATAGGAACGACTTTTGTAGATGGAGTTTATGAAGTTGCTGCAGTTTCGGTTGCACAAACTTCTACACCTGGAATTGCATTGACATATGTAGCAAGAGTTACCACCAGTGTTTCGAGTTGGAATTCGTTAACAGGAGTTGGAATAAGTGAATTGTTTGGAAACTTCTCTTGGGGTCGAATAACCTTAGGTTCAAGACCTGGTGCAGCGGCTACATCCTTTAATGCATATACGCAAAATGGATTTACAGGACTTTCTACTTCTGCTGTTGTAAGTAGAGTGGCTCCTTTAAAATATAAAAATTATTCTAGTTAACTATCTTTAATAAATAAGTAAAAAAACTATCGCAAAATGGCTGCAATTATAACTGATCAACTTCGTATCTTGAATACTAAAGATTTTGTTGCGAGTGTTGCTGCAACTACTAATTCATTCTATACATGGATTGGTTTGCCTAATGCTACGCAGGTTGATTCTGATTGGAATACGACTCCACCTGATCCGAGGGATAGTTTTAATCAAGAGAATGAATATTGGGATACAATGATAGCCTTGAAAAAGGTAGATACAACCGATGTAAAGCAAGTTGTTAAAAAGAATACATGGACATCAGGTATTACCTACGACATGTATAGAAATGATATTACTGCAGAAAATCCTTCTAAACCTTCTAATGCAACCACTTTATATGCTGCAAATTATTTTGTTGTAAATTCTGATTATAAAGTTTATATTTGTCTTCAAAATGGAACTGATCCTGATAATCCAGAAGGAAAAGCATCATTAGATGAGCCGACATTTACTGATTTAGAACCAAGAGCAGCAGGAAGTAGTGGTGATGGATATATTTGGAAGTATTTGTATACTATTAAACCAGGTGATATTGTAAAATTTGACTCTACTAACTTTATGCCTGTTCCTGCAGATTGGGCAACTAATAGTACTGATGCTGCAGTTAGAGATAATGCATCGACAAGTGGACAACTTAAGATTGTTACCATTACTAATAGAGGAATTGGATTAGGTACTGCTAATCAAACCTACACTCAAGTTCCTATTAATGGTGATGGTGCTGGTGCAGAAGCAACTGTTGTAATCAATAGTTCTTCAAAAGTTGAATCAGTAACTGTTTCTAAAGGTGGTTCTGGTTATAGTTTTGGGACATTGGATTTAGAATCAGGGGGAGTTCCTACAGGAACTACTGCTGCTGCATTTAATGTCATTATTCCTCCTCAGGGTGGACATGGTGCTGACATTTATAGAGAACTAGGAGCCAAGAATGCTCTTGTTTATTCAAGAATTGAAAACGATACTGAAAATCCTGATTTCATTACAGGACAAGAATTTGCTCGTATCGGTATAGTTCAAAATCCAGAAGCATATGGTTCTACTGAAAATTTAGAACTAGATAAAGCAAGTGCTGTTTATGCATTAAGATTGACTGGTGCTGGTTCTAGTACTGCGACCTTTACTGCCGATGATTTTGTTACTCAAACTATAGGAGTTGGATCAACTGCTGTGGGAAGAGTCATTTCATATGATCAAACTACCTCTGTTCTTAAGTACTGGCAGGATAGGTCTACTGCTGGTTTTAATACTAATGGTAGTGCAAATACCGATCCTACTTATGGATTTCAGATGAATAGATTTACCGCAAATATTAAAAGTGGTGGATCATTTACCATTACTGGTGGATCAACTTCATTATCAATTAGTACATCATTTACAGGTGTTTCTACTGTAATAAATAGTAGGACTTATTATCTTGGTCAGTCATTTACCGCAGGTGTGGCCAATCCAGAAGTTAAAAA